GTCAAGGATGTTGATGTTGTCGTAACTCATCAACTGGGACTTGTTTTCGACTGTGGAATCAATGGAGAAAACAAAATCCTGTCCTTTGTATGTGTAACCAAGAGCTTTCAAATTTCTAAGGACTATACCGGCTTGTACGTCAAGCGGAGCGGTCAGGTTCCAGGACGCCTCCTGTCCGGTCGTCTCCGGGGTATATTTGAAGATTTTGTTTTTCCATTTCCAGTAGTAGGCGTCAAGTCTTAATTCGTAATCGTAGCCGGCGGTATTGGTGTTGAATGCGGGCTTCTGCAAGTCGCACACCTCGAACAATCCGAAGTTACATTCCACGTATGAGCCAAGTTTGAAATATATGGGATTCTCTAAGGAGAACTTTAACATGATGTAGTCCTCCTTCATCAGAGTGAACTTACGCTTGCAGCCTTCATTGATCAAAGTTGTAAGCAGGATAGCACCGGATATGTCTTTGATGTCGATTTGTTCCATGTCTTCAAAGTTCGGAGATAAAAAAAAGAGTGCCCAATTTTGAGCACTCACATACACGACAATAAAACCAATGTCGTGAATTAGCTTCTGTTTGCCGGATTTGGCTCGTTAAACTTGGCTGAAATTTTTCCGAAAGTTCGGTTTAAACTCTGTGCGTAAGCAACGCTTTTCCCAAGATAAATCAGATGATAAATCTCATTACTGTTAGCCGGAACTTGAATATCAACCACACCTTTATACAATTCTTCAAAGAAAGCTTTTTTCTTTGCTTGATAGTCAGACTGAGAATTACCCTCGATAGTGAACGAAAGAGTTATTTCCCTCTCATCGACTTTAGGATTATTGATTATTACCCGTTTCCCATGTTCAAGTCGGCTTTTGTTCTCAATAAAATCCTTCATGGGAGCGGATGCCCCAATAACATCAAGAAACCCCTCTCCCATTCTCACACCCCATGTTGTATAAGCGTTTTCGCCATTAATTAATAATTCATTCATAAACTATAATTTTGCTGTATTCTTTTTAACCTCTGCTATATCTCTTTGCATCTGTTGAATAGGTTTGACGATTGCCCCTGTATTTTCTGAAATCTGTACCAATTCAAGATAGGATTGCGCTATCAAATCCCGCGTATCATCAGCAATATTTCTTGTTTCCGTATTTATGGAAAGTAGAGCATCTGCTTTTACTGTCAGTAGATTAAGTGATTGAGATTGAATGATATTTTGATTCTTTATCTCTTCTCCTGTAATCTGCAATGCTGTAAACCTACCGTTCAACTCTCCTGCATCTTCATGCGTCATTTCAGTGCCGAACCCTCTTGATGAAGAAGATTGAGAATAGGATTCTTGCGAAATCTTGTCATATCCGGTTGCTGCGGCAAGCTCGTCACGGAGCTTCATGGCTTCGTCCACATAACCCATGTATTCATCCATCAGCTCCTTACGCTCATTATTGTCAAGCGTACCATCATCCTTCATGGCTTCACCGAATTTATCATACCATGTCCTCAGTTTGTCACTAAACTGTTCACCGATGGCATTTGACAGCATCGCCTGCATGAAATATTTGGATATGTCATCAGCAAAATCCTCCGCACTCTTCTCCATATCCATCAGACTGCTTATAAAACTGTCATACATGGAATCGAATGACATTCCGATCAGGCCCTCATAAAGACTGTCGGTCAGTTCTTCCAGTTTTCCTGCCTGCTCTATATAATCATCCAGCTTGTCGGTAACACGCTCACCGTAACCTCCCTTACCGGAAGATTCCATGATATCCCATAACCATACGTCCGACCGTAGAGCCTTCATCTGTTCGGGGGTCAGATTCCACAAGGAATCGGTGCCGGAGAAATCCTGCATGCCGGTAGCTTTTCTTGCGTGTTCCAGCATTTCATCCGTCCATTTCAGATAATGCTGCCAGCTGCCGTGACTCTTATGATATCCGGCTTGCTCCTTTGCTATTTGCAGATAGTTTTTATTGACTTCCTCCTGATACTTTACAGCTTCCCTGTAAGATTCAACCGATTTCATTCCCTTGCTTGCCTTCATCTCGTCAGTCAGATCCTCGATGGCCGTTTGCAAAGTTCCATTCCTGTCCGTCAGCCTGTCTATCGTTTCCTGTACTTCCTTGGCGTTTCCACCTATTCCAAACAAGGAGTTGAAGCCTCCGAATGAGATTGCGTTCAGGATGTTTCCTATGCCGTTCCTCAATGACTTGCCGATTGTGACAAACAAATCCCCTGACAAGACATCACCGATAATTCCACTGACAGCGTTCAGAACAGCATCAAGCAGACCACCGACAAGATCACTTAATCCGTCTTTGAGTACGTCAATGATGGACAGAATCCATCCGACAATGGGAACCTCCTTAAGAGATTCTGACGTTTTTCCTATGACATCCTTGAATCCGTTCACGGTTTTGATAATTCCGCTATATGCGTTATACAATCCACCGGATGAAATCTGCTGCAAGCCTCCCAATAAATTTTCCATGCTTGCTTTCAGTATGGTGGCAGTATCAGTCACATTACGCTGGGCCTGATTGGCGATATCAGTCTGTGTCTTCACATTGGCGGATGCAATGTCAGCATTCTGCCGTGCTGTTTCAAGAGCGTTTGCTGCGGCTTGTTTCTCACTTTCCGTTCCGCCCTTCTGCGCTTTGGTGTAATCATCCTGTGATTTCTTTAGTCTTTCCAAAGCAGCTGTTTCAATCCCTATGGCACTGATACGATTCTGTTCTGCTATTTGATAGGCTTTTACATCCTCTCCAAGTTTCTTGAAGTTGACTCCACTTGTACCACCCAAAGACTTTTCCATCTGGCTGATGGCGTCAATCAATGATTTCTGGCTTGCCTGATCGGAGTTCTTGAACTTGTCAGTCCGTACATATTTTTTCGCTTCGTCCAAGGCGGGCTTTATCATGTCGGAAAACATGGAACCAAACTCACCGAACACAGTAACCCAATCTATATTGGCTTTTATGGCTTCTGTTTCCTTGTTCTGTATGGCAACATCACGTTGTTTCTCCAGTAACTTTACTTGTGCACTATTAACACCGTTTTCTTCCTGTGCTTTCCTTATTTTTTCCGCATACTCTTGGGCGATAGCCAATTTCTGCTGCTGGAACGTGCCATATTCTTTCAAGTAGTCGTTCAAAGCCTGTTGTTCGGCTTTCAGCTGTCCTTCAGTTACATCGGAAATATCTTTATCTCTCATACTTTCGGCATTGGTATAAGCTTCTGAAATTTTCTGTGCCTGCTTGTCGGTCAGCTTACCGTTACCGGCTTCGCTCCATTCTTCCTCCTGTTTTCTTATCGCATCAATCTGTTTCTGATAATCAAGGTCAATCTGTTTCAACTTCTTTTCCGTGCCTTCTCTCATCAGGTTGATTTCATCCTGTTGGTTCTGACGGTGAAGTGAAAGAAGTTGTTCGGCTGTCTTTTTTTGTTCTTTTTTTTGCTTTTCAGCAGCTTTTTCCTGCTTGGTCAAAGAACTACCAGTAATACCGCCCAAATTTTTATAGGCTTTTTCAGTTGTTTCTACTCGTTTCTTAGCTTCTTCATACAGCTTTGAAGTAAACTTGGATTTATTCTTTTCTATTTCAGAAAGTTTCTTCTTAGCATCATCCCAGTCTTTCTTCGCTTTCTCATAATCCTGCTTGTAAGTAGTAGGGGATTTCTTTTTAGCCAACGCTCCATTAATTGAAGAAATAACACTTTCTAAATCTCCCCCTTTAACCATCATCCCGTTTACAACAAAACCATTGCGTTTGGATGCAGACGATTGAGCAAGTTTCAATTCCGTTTCAAGCTTCTCCTTAGAATAGTTTTTAAGATTGGATTTGTAAGCGGAAATATTATCATCGAACATGTCTTTCTGATACTTTTTTAAAAGTTCAGAGTTTTTCTCCATTTGCTCACGCACCTGTACGTATGACTGATTACCAGAAAACATTTTCCATATTTCTTTATCGGAATCAGACATATTCTTCCGTAAATCAGGATTATCAAATAGCTGCAAATATCTCCGTTGGTTAGTAATCGTTTGTTTTAGAGCATTATAATCATCTCTCCTGCCTTGAACAGAACGCCTTGAATCTTCTTCGTTTATTTTTTGCTTCAACTTTAAGATATCCTCCAACTTTAGCTTTTCAATATCGTATTGTTCGAAAATTTTAGGATATTCTTTACGAAGTTCTTCTAATGATTTTTGCCGAGTAAGAGTAGCCAAACTCTCATCACGAGCAGCCGTCAATAATTCTTCGATTTTCAGCTTGTGTTCCTGTTCTTTTTTAAATGCTGCATCTTTAATGCCGTTATATTCTTTTTGAGCACGGGCGGCAGCAGTTGTACTATCAGACATTGCCCACATTGTAGTAGCAAGCCCACCGATAACGACAGTTAAAGCTACATAAGGATTGGTAAGCATTGCAGCGTTTAAAGCTAACTGCGCTTTTCGTGCCAATAAACGGGCATTGGTAAGTCCAATCTCCACAAGAGTATGTTTACTTTCGGCAGCAGTAACAAGCATCACTGCGGTCCGGTATGTACCATAAGTAACCACTAATCCAGCCAAGATCCTACCTACTGTTTCATAATTCTGAATCAACGAAGTTGTCATTTGAATACCGTCCATGATAACACTTTCCGACTTTGTTCCCAATTCGTTAAACACGGAATCCAAAGCATCCTGCATCATAGACAACTGACCATTGATAGTCTTTGAAGCATTCTCAGACATATTATAGAACTTACCACCTGCGGAAGTTGCATCAATGAATGCCTGTTGAACCATTTCAGCGGAAACAGCACCTTTGGACATTTCATCTTTCAAAGTTGCGATAGATTTTCCGGTCTTTTCGGAGATAATCTGTAACGGGTTGAATCCAGCGTTTATCATTTGATTCAAATCCTGCCCCATAAGTTTACCCGCTGCTGACATCTGTGAAAATGTCAAAGTTAGCGAATTGAACTTACTGGATTCCCCCATAGAAATATCACTAATGGCTTTCAAGTATTTGATAGTGTCTTCTGCTTGTATGTTAAATCCAAGCATCATCTTTTCTGCTCCAACCATATCTGACATAGTAAGTGGAGAAATCTTAGCCAGCTCCTTGATTTGCGGAATCAGTTGTCCTGCCATATCCTTTCCAACCATAGTCTCAATAGCGGTCTGCATGGATTGAAATTCTCCACGAACACGAATCATTTCAGAACCTAATGCCTTTAATACTCCAGCACCACCAATAACCGCCAATGCTTTCTTCCAAGAAATAGCGATACCGTTGTTACTCTCTACGATTTCCTTAGCATTATCATTGTAAAGGGCGTATTCATCCCGAAGCTTCTTTACGGAAAGGCGCGCTTCGGCTTGTTGTTGGGTTAATCCAAATAAAGCTGCCTTTTCTTCATCAAGAGCTTTGCGGGCAGCATTGTATTCTTCTAACTTGCTATTTGCTGATAACGGATTCCTTTTCAATGCTATACGATAAGCATCCCCAAGTCGTTTTACATCCGCTTCAATATCCTTAACTACCGCTTTTTGAGCAAGAATCTTCTCTGTGAATCCATTCACGGCCTGGGAAGCATCGAAGATTTTCCTTTTGAATCCCGTTTCCATCTCCGCTCCAGCTTTGGCTGCATTAGTCACCAACTCATCCAATCTTTGGTTGGATGCAGCAAGTTGGGCATTCAAAGCCTTGAAAGCAGCAGGAAACTGCGTGCCATCCATGCTCATTAACTCCTGCTTTAATTTTGCAATTTCATTACGAAGTCTTACAACTTCTTCCCAGTCACTACCTATCTTAAAATATAATTTTGCCATATCTATTTCTTTTTCCTACGATTAGCCAATTCCTTACCACTGATTCTATTCACCTTCTGACCACCATATACTGCGCGTAATTTATCCCGTTGCATCATCAGCAGATTCCGATAAGGGATAATCTCAAACACTTCTGTATAACTCAGATGCAGCGTGTCAATCAAATGGGCTATCTGCCCGAAGAACGTTGTGTTTCCTACTGTTTCGGTCTTGCTGCCAGCATCGACACGTTCCTCATCGAGCTGACACACTGAAAAGCCGAAATATCCATCATGGAAAAACACACCTCCAAAGCATTCCTAACTTCTTCAAAAGTCCCGTTCTCCAAATTATCAGCCAGTTCCTCACTGCCACAGATGAAACAAGAAATGCCTTTCAGCATATCTCCAGTAATTTCAGGAAGTTCTTTAATAGCTTCCATAACATTATCTCCAGTCATGCCGATATTGGAAAAATGATGAATGGCACGACAGATAATTTTAATTGTAGGAGGTTTAATGGTATAAACCATCCCTCCTATCTCCACATTCATGAAATCCAGCCCTAACAAAGCATCAGAAACCGTTTTTGCTGCTTGATTCATATTCTTAAACTAAAAGGGGGAATGGTATATATCCATCCCCCGGTTATCACTCTTGTGCTTTTACCAATGTTATCTCTTTTTTAAGAGTGGTATCAACTTCAGAAGGAGTGGTTTTAATATCTCCTGACTGAGTGACGTACCCCACTTTCGACACTTCATAGTGAACGGTAGCCCCAGCATTCACCTGCTTTGACTTGACCGTTGCACCGTCCAGCTTTACGGTCGCATCGGAAGGAGTAGGTACAATGGTTACTGTAGTTCATGCCTGCAAAGCTTTAATCTGCCCCTCTTCGTAGTTATACTCAGAAGAAACGCCTTCAATTCCCGGTTCCTGCACCAAGCCTTTTACAGCGATTGCAATTGCCTTATCCGTATTGGCTTCACGGGAAACAATACGGCATTTTGGGAAGATGAACCAGACATCATCATCGGTCAGACAGAACAATGCTTTGTTGATAATAACTTTATCCAAAGCACGCTTCCAACCTACATCTTTAGATGTTGCCTGAATAACATCGCCACCCATGAACGCTTTCTTGGTCTTCCAGTCATATTGTCCGATAGAGAAAGCGGGCGATACTTCTCCCGGCACATCATCGTAACGGTAATTCTTTCCCGTTAATTGGTTCTTGTACCCAGTGACAGAGGCTTCCGTTTCCTCAATCTGCCACGTTTCCCCGTGTACGTTCAAAACCTCATCTTTCGCTTTGATGGCAGCTTGAATCAAAGTCTTTGCGATTTCGGGGGTAATGTCTGCCGTTACCTTATCAATATCGGCAAACAAGATTCTTTTTATTCCTACTGCTGAAATCATAATCTTATAATTTTACATTTATTACTTCAAATAAAATTCTTACATTCACATAATGACATTTCAAGGCCGTATCCGCTTCCGTACCAATTGATTCGATAGAGTAACGATAGGTTGTACCGTCATAGGTACTTACTACATCATCAAGCAGCTTTCCAGCCTTTCTTTCAAGTTCGTTAAGCCGGATTGTGTTCGCTTCATTCTCGCTTAAATTGGGTACACATAGATTCACTTCTGCGAAAGATTTCTTCCAATACTTTCCCGGCTGTTGTTTCTTCGTGTGGATAACGATTCTTTCAGAGGTCGATTCACCCGTCAGCGTTTCCCCGTTGGGTACTATGCTTATTCCGAAAGCCTTGCAGTCCCGGTAGAGAATGTTTCCTATGTCGGTGGTTACTATCATACTAATGCTTCGATACGTTGGTTGAGAATGTTCAGATACTCACCCATATAATCGCGCTGTTGCAGAAGCAAATCACGTTGGTGTTCGTCTTTTACAACTTCTTTAAACTTGGGAGTGTCTACAAAAGCACACAGTTTACTAAATCTTTCAGCCAAATCCTGCCGTTCAATAAGTAAGCAGTCTTTGAATGTTTCAGCCACCTTGTATGCCTTTTCAAACACATCTTTAGGCGACCAACTCTCGTAGCCGTCTTCGTATACCACCTTGTATCCTTCTTCCACTTGTTCCATAGTTCTTGGAATAGCATCAGTGGGCAGATATACCTTACCACCCTTGCGAATTGCAGGTGTAGCCTGAACTAACTTTGTACCAATATACTTTTTCATTTTTCAAATTCTTCTTTTAATCGTTTCTCCGCAAATAAAGCGGCACTACTTAAAACATCATACCCTTTAGATTCTACGAATGATGCGTATTCCGCTTCGTTTTTCAGTGTCAAACCATCTTTATCGACATCGTAATCATTGGACGTTCTCAAAGTGAGTGTATGGTCTTGATAATCCCCATGTTCCTCTGCGTACTTCACGGCTTCATCGCCTACATCAATCATCTTCTTTTCGACCTCCCATTCTCCTTCATCGAAAAAGGAGTCGACATCGGAAAAATCGAAATCTACACCCATAATTCCGAATAGTTAAAGTAGTTTGTACTCTTCACTGTATAAACTTCGCCTTGGCCTCTTACGCTATCACCATCCATGCAACGTACTTCATCGCCAGCCTTGACAGTAATTCTTTTCTCACATACTACATGATAGTTAGGGCGATACACAGAGCCGTTATCAGATGAAAACTCTTTGGTAGTGTTATCATCACAACGGCACTTGCATACTTCCTGCCAGTATTCACCACCTGTTCCGGGAATAGGTCTGCCAAACTCATCCTTATCCATCGGGGTGATAACTTTTACCTGCAATATGTGTGGGGCAAATATCATAAAAAAGTCACTTTAGGTTTGTTACTCAACTCGTCTTTCAAACCGTACTGTTTACACAGCCATGAGTACAATTTCATTAGACTATCAACATAATTAGACCAAGACACAGAAAATCCGCTTTCGCTGACCGAAGATGGATTTTGTATCATCCACGGAATTTGCTTTACACAAGCGACCTCTAATCTTGCCCGATTTTCCTCGGCAAAAGGCTCTTCACCATCCAATCCCGTTCTTGAAAGTATATTTTCAACTACAAGATTAGACGGGATATTCTTATCAAATACGCTTAATACAAACTCCTTGTTACTCATATTTATAAAATTAGACAATGGAAGGGTAGAAACACTACCCTATCCTTTTACTCGATACCTAATGCTTCTTTCAGTTTGGCTGTTGATTCTTCATCCAGTTCTGCAACCTTAGCCAAAAGAGTTTCCTCTTTCATATTGCCGGAAGCCTGCGCACCGATAGACTTCAAAGCATCAATCAAAGCCTTCTTCTCAAACTCCTTTTCAAAGAGGGAGATTTTCACCTCCTTCTTTTCTTCAGGGGCTTTCACTTCGGTATTTTTTGCCTCAATCCGTTCAGCAAGTCTGCGGCTTTCCATATCCAGCACACGGGCTTCCTCACCGACTTCAATCACTTCACCGGGAGTATAATACTTTCCGGTGAACTTGTCGCGGAAAACTGATATAACCTTTACTTTCATATCCTACCCCCCTTATGCTGATTGGATGGATGCAATTTCGCTCAAATCGAAATTGGTTATCAAATCTGGATTGGAAATCTGCGGAATCCACTCTGCCGTATATTCCATGTAGCGACCGTTTTTGTCACGGTAGTTAGAGATAAGCATCTGCCCCTCTGACGGGGTATAAGTACGTCCTTGTACTGGGTCTGTCGCTTCATACGGGGTATGATGGCGCATATAACCAATGTTGTCAGAAGGTAACAGAGTAATACGGTTATCCGCGTAAATCTGCACATTCTTTCCCGTCTGGTCTTTCACGTAGTCCTCCTTGATTTCAATACGCGGCAAACCGATGCCGGTGAACACTTCGGAAGCCAAAGAAGAGGAAACCAATCCCGTACTCAACTTCATTTCGTTGCTGCCGAGAATCATCTTGTACTGCTCACCAAATTCAGATGAACCAAGAATAAGCTTGTTGAAAGATGCACGAGTCATAACCATCTTGGCATAAACGCCATAGTCCGGTGCCAAGGAATGAAGTTTCTCTCTCAAATAAGAGATAAACATATTCTTTCCGTCCACAACCACATCTCCACTTTTCGGCTTGATAAAATTGAACGGAAGGGTAATCTCCAGCAGTTTATTATTGGTCTGACCGGAAGTAATTGCAGCGTCTTTGTTGTAAACGGTGGCTTCACCAAGCATCAACAGCGCACCGACAATAATATCCATACGCTTGTGGGCGGCAAGGGTAATCTGACGGTAGTCGTCTGCCAGGAAGTTTACAATCTCTTCCATTGCAGCCTTTTGGTCGGCTGGCTTAGCGGCATTGAACTTTTCAATCAAATCCTGCAATTCAGAAAGACGGTCAATAGACATCTGATAAGCATCACCCAAATAGGCAATCTCACCATATCCGGAACCGATGTTCCGACGTTCACGGATGGGTTTCTCTCCAAAACGCGAATTGATGGATCCGGCCATAACTCCAGTTACAGAACCGATATAGTCTTTGAACACACGAGTAGTCACTCTGCGGAAAGTAAGATACTGCTGCCAATAGATTGTGTCCTTGCGTGTCTGGTTCACACGTCTGATGATAGCGGAAACAATGTTCGCATCATCGAATAATGTTTGAATCGTTAAAAACATATCCTACCTCCCTACTCGTTAAATTCAAACCATCCCTTCATGTTGGCTTTATCGTTCTCGGAGAACGGCATAACCAATTTTGAGGGTTCAATTTCTGCGGCTGTACGAAGCAATGAAACCAATGTGATTCCGTCCTCAACCTTTGTACGGTTAAACAGAGCCGAATTAGCCACATGCTTTTGCTTTAAACCATCAACTGCAACCGCATTGAATAATACAGCATCTTTGGCAATATTCTCACCAAAAGCAGCCTTGATAGTCAATACATCGTAGTTGGCATTAGACTTATCAATTGCCGTTACTTCTGCACCTTTCTTGCCGTTTCCGACAAACATACCCACATAAGCCAAAGAGTTCTTAGCTACTTTGATAGACAAAGCCTCTCCACCAGTGGTATAGGCTTCCGCAACTCTCACATTGATTACCGCATAAGCGAACTTGTTTTTCAAGTCCGCACAAATCGGTGTAAATCCGGGAAGAAAACTTCCCACTACCAGGTTCTGCGTATCAAGTTTGAACGGACCACGTCTACGAATGCCGGTCTGGACATCGTAGCGTTCCTCTTGCTCAACGGGCGGAACCAAGTCATACTTAAATCCTGCTGACATAATTAATTCTTGTTTTGTTCAACAATAGTTTTCGTACCCTCATCAATCATTTTAGCGATAGATTCAGATTCTTTCTCAATCTTCTCTTCCGCTGATTCGGGAGGGGTTACGCCTTTGAAGCCGTCATTTGCGAACTCCTGCTTCAAGTCCTTGAAGTATGCGTCCAAGTCCTCATCGTCCTTAATGGCGCATCGTTTGGCGTAGTTTTCGGGAATACCATACTCCTTTGCCTTTGCCAAAATCTGCTGGCTACGTGTTGCTTGAGCCTTTTCCGTTTCTAACTGTGTTAGCTTATCAGAAAGGTTCTTGTTGGAGTCAATTAAAGCTTGCGCCCATGCAGGCACATCGTCTTTATTCTCTTCCGTTTTGATGGTTGTGGTAGTCTCGATTGGCTTACCGTCTTTAAGGTTATGTTTCTTCTCGTAGTTGGAAACTGCGGTCTTGGAAGCATCCCCGGCACGGAAATCACCATAGGAGTTAAGCACGTCCGAAAAACTGATACCCTCAACAATTGAGTTTACCTTTGTCTCGTCCGTTACACCCTCTGCTTTTTTAGTAGCGATTCGGGTTAAGATAGCAGTGTCCACCCCAGTAAACTTCTGTTGCAGCCCTGCCAAAATTTGTTCTAAGATTGTCATACCGTATGAATTAAAATTTGAGATTCAATTTGCGGAAATAAAAATACTACCAATACAGATGACTGATAAATATTTAGGCTTCCCATTCACGACAATCAATCCATTGTCGTAAATACGGTATATAAAGTAGTCAGTAAGTGAATGAAAGGGGAATAATTGGAGTGGTAGAAAACCACAATCAGGTGATTGTGGGAAATGAGTATAAAAAAGGCGTGAAACTGAGTGAATCACGCCTTTTTTATGCTAGCAATCTTTAAATCTTAGTCCAATTATCTCTATTCTCTATAAAATTAGAAAACCCTTTTTTATATGCAACAAAATTATTATTAATTGAGTTGAACCAACTTTCATCCTCGTTTTTTTTATACAATCTTCTTATGAAGTAATCTATTTTCGTATACTCTGAAGAACCTTCAAACCTTTCAACGAATCCTATATATGCAAGCCGAACTTTATTAAAGTCTACATTAGTTTGAATTATAGAATTAATATGTGGATCAGAAAACGAATACCCTATTGTTAGCAACTTATTGCAATCATTACAATCATTTGCAAAATTAGTAAATCCGATATTAAAAGGATTCATTAGACTTCTTTGAGTCTTAGTATACCCAACAATTATCGGGCTAAAAATTAAATTCTCACTCGGATTTCCGCCTTGAGCAGTTAAGGATTGCACCTCTCCAGTTATCGTAGATTTTACAACTCTATATTTATTCTCTACAAATTTAAAAGTCCAATAGATAGAGCCATGTAGGTAAAAGTAACTTAAATGAGAGTCTTTATTTCTTAAATAATCAGCTTTATAAACAATACTATAATCAGATAACAAATGTTCCCCCATATATATTTTACGCTTTGAAAGAATCTGAGGTATCATAGCGTCATAATTTGTGGTATATATTTTTACTGAATATTTCTTGTTCAATAAAGATTCAATAAATTCGTTCAATCTTTCATTTAGTAGTTTATACTCAGCAGCACAAGCTTTTTCATCATATCCCTTAATGAGTTGAATAACAATATCCACAAAATGTTTGTATATAGAATAAAAATGCCTCCTTTTCTCTAATTTATCAGATATCTCATTTAGTTTTTGCTGGATGGAGTCTATTAGGACATTAACAGCAGGAGTAAATGACGTATTATACGAATTCCTGTTTTCATTGGTTGACGCTATAACATAATTCATTATAGATTCCGATGCAGCAATCACTGTCTCGAAATTAACAGTGACTCCGTCCTCCTCTTCATAAAAAGATTTTAATGTATCAAATATAAATTTACCCCAAGTTGTATTACTATCATACATATATTCTTTATCTTCAATTATTCTATCAAGAATATCTTTGGAAAATGGAGCTCCCCATGCTACAGGAAAACCTGCACCTAGTAGTAATACTATTTTCTTTCTCTTTTTCATATTTGTATTTTGGATTAGAATCCCAACATTGCGGCCGGAGGTATATTCAGCACTCGACATAGCAACCTCGCAATTTTGAGGGTCGGTTCCGAACGTCCGGAGATATAGTCATTCACACGCGATGGACTTATTCCAATCTCACCAGCAAGTTGCTTTTGACTCATCCCTTTCTCTTCAAGGGATAGCTCTATCAATTCCGCAACAGTCGGTTTTTCTATCGGATAATGTTCTTTTTCGTATGCTATCACAATATCGGACATAACTGTAAGCTCCACCGCATTCTTATCATTTGAAGGCGTATTGTCATCAACCAATGGCAGAAGTTCCTCCACTCTCGCCAAAGCAAATTCATACTGTTCTTTCGTTACTTTATTCATACTTCTATCTCTTAAATGGTTGAACAATCTATCTTATCGTAATCTTTATGAGTACCAACCCAGCGAATGAAGACGTACCCAATTGTAAACTTAACAACGACAACCAACCGATAGTTGTTGCCTCTGATATTGAAAACGTAGTGTTGGTTGCCTACATAGTCAGCAGAAAGAAAATCCACTTTAATGTCTGATAGGTTCTTCCATTCAGCTTTTTCCACTATATCATACCAACGTTCTAAGGCTATGCGTGAATCTTCATAGCCTTTCGTCTCGTAGAACTCTTTCAATTTCTTATGTGATACAATCCTCATACCTCTTTTGTTTGATGCAAAAATATGAATTAATTTTGAATTATAAAATTTTTCCAGAGAATATATTCTATAATATAGAATTTAGCAATAAAAAAGCGGAACTAAATTAGCTCCGCTCAATAGTACGATAAGAACATGAAGTAATGAATTATCCTTTGGAGTTAGGAGACACTGCATTGTTATTCTTTGCCCCTTGTTCCTCCTTGATTTCTGCAAGCTCCTCTTCTACATGTATTAATTTTTCCTATTATATATCTCTTTAATTTTCCCCTCTGCAAACTTATTTATATCAGAAGAAGTACATCCTGATTCGTTAAAAAAATCACTTAGGTCAAAATAAATCTCCTTATGGTTATTCCCTTTCGATATACATATTATATCAAAAGGTATTGATTTATTCCCGTCCAATGTTATATTTCTCAGCTTTTGCATGCCCCAACTATAATCAGGATAGTATTTATTTATCCATTCTCTTTCAGAATGTACTCCCAAAACATGTGTTATTGCATGGATTTTAACAATATCAAAATGTTGGCTTCGAAGCATTATTTCAAAAGTTATTGTCTCATCTTTATATTTAATTACAAATTCTTCTTTTTTGAAGGCTTCTTTTTTGAAGGCTTCCTTTATTAAGTCATAAATCTGTTTTATTCCATCTCTTAATGAAGGAATAAACCCTATTATTATAGCTGCTACAACAATGGTAGCTATAATCCAATTATCTAAAAAGAAATTGATAATAGTGTCGTATTTTGTAGTTGTCTCCATAATCATAACCTTTCAGCTAAATCCTTAACATCTTCCGCAGACTTTACCTCATGCACGGTATCTCCTATCTTCACGAAGCCTACTATATCTCCGGTGTTTGACTTTTCAAATAGTTCAGTTACTGGGACACCCAAAGCATCGGCGATTTTTTCCAATGTACCAATAGTGGGGTTGCCATTAATTGCTTTTGATAGCCCAACTCGTGACAAGCCTATTTTTTCAGCGAGTTCAGTTTGATTGATTCCTGCCTCTTTACATAGTTCTAAAATTCTAAATCTCATATATGTATATATTTAGTTTACTCCCATTATTTATGGCAAAGTTACTCAAAGTTTTCATATTAGCTAAATAAGACAACTAAAAGTATTCTTTTTATAGTTTATTAACTATCTATATTTTGCCAATTGAATACTCATAGTTTGCTTTGCAATATCAAAATGATAACTAAAAGTATAATTTAAAACATATAAGAGTATGAGCACAAAATTTAAAAGTCAGATGAAAGAGGTAATGAGTTTAGCATGGCAGTTTGTTCGCAAGAACGGTTATTCAATGAGTGAAGCGTTAAAATGCGCATGGGCTAATTTGAAGCTGAAAGCGGCTTTGAAAGTAAAGATAGTAGAGTTCTACTTCAAAAAGACAGACGGCACGTTACGTCAAGCCTTTGGTACTCTCAAAGAGAATCTTATCGGTGAAACGAAAGGTACTGGCAGAAAGCCGAATGATAATCTGCAAGTGTATTGGGACACAGAGAAAGAAGAATACAGATGTTTCAAGAAGTGTAACCTTATTAAAATCGCATGACAATGAAAAAGAAAAGTATGGCAACAGTTGAGATTGAATGCTCAAATACACATTCAATGCCAGTATTCAGCGACTTTTTAAGTGAAGTACAAAAGCGGTTTGATATTGAGAAAGAAGCTAAGAATGAATTATATTCTTTTATCATACAGATGGGGTTGTTAGACCAATTTAGAGAGTTTTCTCAGCATTATAGGGGCGTGAATCACCATGCTGCGTGTATTGATATGCTTGCAGTGTAGTTCTTAACACGATTATCCAAAGGCAGTCTTTGCACGACTTTAAAGGCTGCCTTTTATTTATTAACTTTAAAGCAAAAAAGAATATGGACGAAATTTGGAAAGACATTGAAGGGTACGAAGGATTATACCAAGTATCAAATTTAGGTAGAGTAAAGGCATTACCTAAATATTGCTTTAACGGTTCAGTAGATTGGTTGATGAAAGAACATATCTTAAAACCGTTAAAAATACATAGTTATACATACGTTTGTTTATACAAGAACAAAAAATATAAGCGAAAAGCCATTCATCGATTAGTAGCATTAGCTTTTATTCCCAACCCAAGTAATAAGCCGGACATTGACCACATAAACGCTATTAAAGACGATAATAGAGCTGTAAATTTGCATTGGGTTACCAAAACAGGCAATATGAATAATCCTTTAACACGAAAGAAAATTAGTGAAAGTAAAAAAGGTACGCCACAGCCCAAAGGTATAGATAATAAACGGTCAAGAACAATATTACAATATACCCTTGATGGCAAATTTATTAAAGAATGGCATGGTTCAAAAGAAATTGCAAGAGCTTTTAATGGGTGTAATAGCTTTATCCTTAAATGTTGTAGAGGTATTTACCACCAAGCCTACGGATATATCTGGAAGTTTAAAGAAGGGGACTAATCAGCCCCCTTTGTCTTTTCAGATTCTTTCATTTTTCTCTCCTCTTCAATTTCTTTCAATTCGCTTTCGATGCGATCCGCATTTCCAGCAAACATGATTCCCTCACGCGTTGACCAGATGCCACCACTGACAGCGGAAACGGCAGTAGTCACCTTATCATTCAAATTATCAATCATATATGGAACCAGTTCTGTTTCTATGTCAATGGTCTGCGATGCCTTGCTAAACTCGGTTGGATTGATAGAGCCTAAAGCGGAAACAATGAAATTTACTCTCCGCTGCAAGAACTCACCGATAACCTCACCGTGATTTTCTACCGCCATATGTGCACCCATGAACATAAAGCGGAAAGCGGTTCCTGATGCTTTGCCTACCCCCTTCAACGTCTCAAAGGATATTCTTGGAGTGTTTGACATATCATAAGCCATATTAGTGAGTGTTTCTGCTTCAAATTTTACGGTATCTGGCACCTGATTCCACGTCAGATATTGAGCATCCGCACCTTCACCCGTAAGTTTGACCATTCTGTCCTTAACCTTACCCATGAAACCCTCTACATCTCCAATTAGCTTCAGTAACGGGAAAAAATGATAGTATTATATCAACTACAATGAAAATGATAAGAATACGCTGCGTGAAGTCAATTTGTATGCGGATTTAATCCGTGACCCGGAATCGTCCGATGTAGAGACCTCACTCGGAATCGTCCCGGCTAAAATTATTCAGTTCAATGTCGGCGTGTATGGCTCTGTAGCTGATTACGATTTGTCCCGTCCGTACACCTCCATGGTATTGAACATACCCGCGGTGGGCTACCAGGCTACTGTTGCCAAGCAGGAGCGCTTCAATGTCCAGGAAGCCATAAACGGTGACGTGGAGCTGAAGGAGAAGCAGGAAAAAAACGGGCACATGGAAGTGGCTGTCAATACCGGCAAGTTCAACCGGCAGAACGTAACTTACAGCGGTCAGACACATGCCTATGATTATGCCTATCCTTTTACGGACTACCAGCAGAAGACCGAAGCACAGCTCACGGACTTCCTTCCGTATTCCCTAAGCTTGAACGATGTTTGTCCGGACAGTGTCGGACATCGGTTGTCGACACTCAGTCTGTTTCACTCCAATATCCCTTACACAATCCAGTTCCAAGCCAATAAGCTGCCAGATGTGAATAAGGTGTTTCTTATAGGCAACAAGCAGTATTTGTGCGAGAAGATTGAGACGGAAATAGATGTTGATGGATTAAGCAAGGTACTGAAGGGGACTTTTTACCGGATAGAATAATAATGTTAAAAAGACATCTGCCTCTCAAAAATAACTCCTTTTTCCCTTGCGTAATTACCAAAAGGTTATTATATTTGCAGTGTCATAATGTATCGCGATCTTTTTATGACTGAAGAAGAAGAGCTAAAGGCTCGGATTGAAGCTGCGAAAAAAGACCTCAGCTTCTTTTCCCTCTATTGGGATGACATTCAGAATACTGATTGGATTTCCGATGAGGAGCTTGAGGAAGGCATCAATGATTGTCTCGATGACTTGAATGATGCACAAGACAAGCTGAATGAAAACGGTAGCCCTCCTTGAGGGGGCTACTTTTTCTCTAACATATAATTTTTAGGCTTATGGACGTACAGAAAGAATTGGGAAAATGGAAGTCGGAATATGTAAAATGCAATACTCCGGAGGAATTGGCCGACCATAAAAAACGTTTCAGGGCTTTTCTGCAGACGCTTTCACCGGAGGATAAAAAAGCGTTTGCGCAAGCATTCCAAGATGGTGCCAGGCAATCAATCAATGAAGCCCAAGCCATTGTGAAAACAGTAGAAATCAGGCAGACCTTAGAAAAAGTATTGCCTTTCGCTTCTATGTCGTATATTGCCCAGCACTATTTTGGCAGAACACGCCAATGGCTATATCAACGGATTAACGGAAGTGCGGTAAACGGCAAACCAGCCAACTTCACCGCTGATGAACTGAATACTCTATCTTTAGCTCTATCTGAGCTTGGCGACATAATGAAAGATACTTCTCGGTCTATCGCGAGGCCGTAAGGTTTTTAATGACAGAGGGGCTTCCACGGGTTGGAAGCCTTTTTTATTTCATTATTCAAATAATCATGAATTAAATTTAGAATAAAAAGTTTTTTTATTTTGTTAAGTTTGATAAAATCACTATTTTAGCAACGCCAAAAAATGAATTAAATGAATCCTTTTCCATAGTGTAACCCATAAGATTGGGTTCAGGTTTATTCATTCCTGTAGGCGCACTATAGTGAAGGATTCGCCATTTAATATTATGACAAACAAAAAATACAAATCTATCAGTATTTCTAATTTAATTATAAATCCAGATAATGATCGTTTTGAGTCTGTTGAGAATGAAAAGCAGGCTATAGACATAATGCTAACAAAATTAGGAGACAAAATTTATTATATTGCGATACATATTTTAGAGAATGGGTTGTCTCCCAAGCCATTTTATGTTATGCCATCAAAGAAATCTAACAAGAAATTTCTTGTAAAGGAAGGAAACAGAAGAACCACAGCATTAAAATTGATGGCTAACCCTAAGTTAATTGATTCTAAAAAACATGCTTCATTAAAGAATCGTTTTTTTAAGCTGCATGAAAGATTTATGGAAACTCCGATTAGAAAAATAATGTGCTATATTTATGATGATGTAGAAGAGGCAGATAAATGGGTTCGATTAGAACATACAGGAGAACAGAATGGAGTTGGTATAGTTGAGTGGAAACCAGAGCAAGTACAGAGATTTGATATAAAACATGGAAAAAATAAGTCTGTAGAAATACAAGCTATTGATTTCATACGAACATCTCCTTTCGTACAAGAAGAAGTAAAGAGGGCTTCCGAAAACATTAAACTCACAAATTTTGCTCGTTTATTAGGAGATAAAAGTGTTCGGGAAATTTTGGGTTTAAAGTATATAAATTCTAAATTAAGTTCTAATCTTGAAGAAGAAGAAATAGCTAAGGCCTTAGGGCAAATTATTTTAGATTTGTCTGATAAAGATTTTAAGGTTAGTTCTATATATAATGCCAAGCAAAGAAAAGATTATATTCAAGGCTTAGGAGAAAAACTGCCTGATAAAAATAAGACAATAGGAGAAGTTTGGAGGTTGGATAATCCATTAGAACAAATTCCTAATTTGGAAGAAGAAGATAATACAGCAAAGAATGAGGGAAGTGATTTGCATTCTAAGGGACATTTAAAGAAGTCTATTCCGACCCAACGTAAAACTCTTATACCCAATAATTGTATTATTAGGATTTCCAATCCAAAAGCAAATAAAATTTATGATGAATTGAAAAAAATAGATGTTCGAAGTTTTGTTAATTGTGCAGCTGTCACTTTGAGAGTTTTTTTAGAATTAAGTGTAGATACTTTCATTGAAAAAAAAGGATTACTTAAAGAAGGAGAAATTTCGGCTTCCAATTCTTCAAGAAGTTTGTATCAGAAGGTTAATGATGCTAGTCAATACTTATATAAAGAGAAAATTGCAGATGAAACAATATTAAAAGCTGTAAAATTATTAACCAAAGAACGTAATTCTATTTGGGGAGTGGATACAATGAATGCTTATGTACATAGTAACAAACTTTCCCCTGTGCCAATAGATATTCAAACAACTTGGGATAATATTCAGGATTTTATGGTAACTTTGTGGTCTCAAATAGAATCAGAATAATTATATGATGCGTTACTCGCCACTTAGATACCCTGGAGGAAAAGGAAAGATATCTTCTTTCTTTTCTGAATTATTTGTTGCAAATAATTTAATAGGGGGAACCTATATAGAACCCTATGTTGGCGGAGGTTCCATAGCTCTTTCTTTGTTAATTAACGGGGTTGCCAATCAAATTATTATAAATGATAAAGATCGCTCATTATTTGCTTTTTGGTATTCTATTTTAAATTATACAGATGAATTCTGCCAGCTAATAGAAAATACTCCTATCACGATTGATACTTGGTATGAACAAAGAGAAATTCAAAAAAACAAAACTAATGCCGAACTATTATCTTTAGGATTTTCGACTTTCTTTTTAAATAGGACAAATCGTTCCGGCATTATAAAAGGGGGAGTTATCGGTGGGCTTAATCAAACTGGGAATTATTTAATTGATGCTCGTTATAATTCTGATGATTTGAAAAAACGTATTAAATTAATAGCTTTATATAAAGACAAAATTGAATTGCATAATTTAGATGCAGTAGAGTTAATTCATAATCTACAGAGTAATCTACCAAATAATTCCTTGTTTTACTTTGATCCACCTTACTACAAAAAAGGTAAGGGTCTCTATATGAATTATTATGATGACCAAGACCATAGAGATATTTATAATGCAATCGCAGGATTAGAAAATATAAAGTGGGTGGTAACTTATGATAAAGAAGATTTTATTCTTGACCTTTATTTAAAATTCCGAATGTACGAATATTCTCTAAATTATAGTGCGGCTACAGTTGGAAAAGGGCAAGAGTATATGATATTCTCTGATAATTGTATTGTTCCAGAAAAAAGTTCCATAAATTTCAACAAGGTAATAACAATCTAAAACTTACTCTATTCACAAGCTGGAGTATCTTCATTATCTACTTCATTAAAGCAAATGATTGTAGAAGTATTAATAAAAAGTTTTCGATTATACAGCAAACAAAAAAATCTCCGTTTTTCTTTTGCCATTTCAAAATAAACCTGCATCTTTGCAGTGCTCTTCATTTTGACAAGGCGAGACTGTTCGCCAACTTTTGCCGTTGGCATTTTTTATGCCCAATGGTATTCTATAGTTCCGACCCCCGTGTGGAGTGTTAATGCACCCACTGCCTTGTCAAGGTGAAGAGCAACGGGAAAGCGGAACTTTCTTTGTTTATAAGTTTTCCAGTTTTTTGGAGAAAGTTCCCTTTCCCGTCTTTAATAACATATTGTTTTATTTTAAATGCTCTTCATTATGACAAAACAATCTCAAAGCGCTCGCGGACGCTATGTATCCGCAGAGAAGGTTCAAGAACTGTTTGCCCAGCTGGGTGTTGAACTGTGCGCAGGACGTAAACGTATCCGTGCAGCACGTAGCGACAAATCCATTTCCATCTATGTCAATGGTGGGACAGTCAACATCACCTTTAATGAGAAAGGAGGCAAAGCATGATGTTCTTTGTTTACCATCTGCAGACCTATTCCCCCAAGAACCGGGCATGGAAAAAGGTTATTGATTATGTAGAGAAGTATAAAAACGTTCTTATCAAGGATGAACTTTCCCTGGATGCACTCAAGCATGAAATAGGCGATACGGTCAACCGCATTAATGCTGAACACCCGAACTTGAAGCGCATGAAATGTACTGCTACCCCTTTGGGACGTGATTGTACCATACGTATCGAGGCCCATGTCATAAGTGGCGGATGCCCGGACACGGTATTCTTTCTCGATATTTGCAAGGTACGTTCCATTTTTCAATTTAGTGAGAAGGCGAATATGCTGGAACAGAAAGGAGGTGAGAATGGATAATACTACCGTTAATGGAATTGTACTTGACGATTCCATATCTAATTGCTTATTGAAATTGCAAAATAATCGAGCGGCATCTCTTGCAGAATTGTTGGATGACAGTATCGGCTTTCTCCTTGAATACAGTGGTTATTTCTATGACAATTCAAAAACATTTTTGGATATTTTAGCAACATTACATAATGCCCGTACCGAATTTTTAGGCCTTATTCCTAATCAGAAAGGAGGTGCCCAATGAAAAAGCCTATAGGATTCCGTTCTTATCAAAACGACGAAGAACCGGACAAACAAGACGAATTAGAGAAGCAACAAGCCGAGCGGCAGAAAGCCATAGCAAACTTCATCGGCCAGAACTATTCACCCATCGGTACCACTTCACAGAAATGTTACAAGACCACCGCTGAACTGGTATATGAGCTGTCGAACATTGTCGATGTCGCTCCGATGGCGCTGGCCAAACAACTGGCTGATGCCGGGTACCATGTAGAATATTTGGCAGGACAACCCTACTGGGTGATGTACGAGAGAGCATAAATTCGTGCGGCTGCACCTCATTTTGTACGAACTTGTACAAATCGGTGCAGCCGCATTTATTTGATAAATAAAACATTATGAATCATCCGCACGATTGTACGGCTTTTGGCCCCTA